CTTAGCAGTTGTGCCTTGTAACGTTCCAGATGCTTTAATGTTTCCACTTACATCGAGCTTTTCAGTTGGTGTTGTTGCCCCAATACCTATATTAGTGCCATTGGTATAAATTGGGCTATTAGCTAAACCGCTTGTATCATTTATATGATACGGGATATAACCATCAGTTAGATTAGTAAGTTTAGCGGTTGTCCCTTGTAACCATCCCGTTGATTTAATATTACCAGATACTTCAAGGGCTTCCGATGGATTTGTAATACCAATGCTTAACTTATAAGGTGCGGCGAGAACAAAATTACCATACATAGTGTCGCCGCCACGCATTACAGTCCAGCCATAACCACGTAACCGTGGAGCATACCACCCCAGCCACCGTATATAGGTTGGATTTAATATATTACTGAATGTCCAGCGCACACCGTTAACATAGCCTGAACCTACGGGATTAACTGGCATAATAAAATTAAAAAATGTACCATCATAAATAACATCCCAAGTCCCCGTCCCACTCCATCTTATTTCTATTTTACAGGTTACAGGATTATTATTTGAGTGCAAAACTACGAAAGGGTATGTAGGGACATTACCCAATATATCAGTACTTGTAGTAACCTCAATAAATGAATTTTCTGGCTTGCCATGTAAAGAAACAAATTGAGCATATACACTAAACAATATATCTATTTCCAAATCGGCAAACCCACTGCTTTGAATAGTAATCCCATCTGAAGCAGGGCGGCGGTTACAGTATAATAGTTGATTTTGATCAAATCTAAAGTTGAAAGGAAAATATTCTAAAAGCCCCCCCGGCAGAACAGTAATGTCCTTGATAATTGTAGCATAATGATTATTTTGGTCGCCCTGAAATTTCGTTTTTGCTTGTATATAACCATCTGAAATTATATCCGCCGCCGTTAATTTTCTTGAAGCATCACTTAGCGTAGCACCATTTATTTTTATTCCACCAGTAAAATTTGGCAGCTTAAAAGTTGGCGAACTCGTTGTTGCTATATCTTGTATAGTATTAAGTTGATTACTTGTTAGTTTTAGATTAGTTGTATTGTAACTTAAACCAAGTGTTCTATCGGCAGTTAAATTTCCACCTCCGGTTAACGGAGCTGATGTGTTTATAGCTCTATCACCTCTTACCGCACTCGTTGTGGTAGTGCCAGCATTAGATAAATTAATTTGGTTAAAAGTTGGCGTGCTCGTTGTCGCAATATCTTGAATTGTATTTAAGGCATTAGAAGTTAATTTAAGATTTGTTGCGTTATAAGATAAACCTATCGTTCTATCAGCGGTTAAATCGCCGCCTCCTGTAAGAGGATATGATGTAGCAATAATTCTGTCTCCTCTAACCGCCTGAGTTGATGTGCCTGCATTAGACAAATTTACCTGAGCGAATGTCGGAGTGTCTGTTGTTTTGATTGGCTGGGCAGTATCTAATTTATTATCAGTCAATTTAAGATTATCTGTATAATTGAGCTTTACCTGCCCAAGATTTAACTCGAGTGGTTGCAGAAAGACATAACTTGTTCCGCCCCCTGTTATCCCTCCTGAATATTGTATTGTGGAATCACTTGATGAATTATATAGATTAGTGTCGCTCAATGGGAATATTGTAAGTCTGGGGTCAAAGTTAAAACCAGAAATCTCTACTGCCTCAATATCTATTTGTCTAGATAAAGGGTCAATGTTTTGTTTTGTGAAAAAATAGTTTTTAGTGTCTTTGTATAAATAATCAAGAATTGACCAACCAATAGTATTATCATCAAGATTAAATGTGAATTCTATTGTTTCTCTGCGTTTACCATAGAAGTTTAAAATGTCCTGAGCATGTTCCAGAGCTTTTTGAGCAAAAAATTGTTTTGGATCTTCATTAGGTTCTGGTAATTCAATAGTAATAACATCTTTTTTAATTTCATTTTTTGGTTTGATAAATCCTGTTGCTCCTGGTGGTTTTAAAGTTGCCGTAGCTTTTGCCTCAATGTAATTCCCTGTATCCTTATCAATAACCCAGGATTTTAAATTAACCGTAGCTCCGTCTGCAAGCTTATCCCAAAAATATTTCCGCTTTTGATTTAATATCTTCGTTGTGCCAATTGTCCTCTGGGTGCCTGAAGTAAGATATTGCCTTGATTGAATTACGAGATTATTATTTGAATCTACATAGACATAGCATCCGCTTAATTCACCAGGGGTTGGCTTTACTGAGTTTATTAATGTAATAAGAGCTTCAAATGGAGTTTTACCAAAAGGGTTATTTTCAATCAATCTTATGGCATATTCTGCCGGTACATTAAAACTTAAATTAGATGGCCTTAAAATTAAGTTTGTCCCTGGCCAAGCCTGGTTATATAATGCTTTTATTATTTTAAAACCATCTAGGCTAGTTAAAATGTCTGCTGTTATGTTATTAATGTCAACATCATAAAATGTTGAACTATATGCCTTATGTTCGTACCAACCCGGATATTCATATCGAATTACATCAAAATTTGTTTGCTCTAGGTATGGAGTAAATTCTACATAATTTGCGATCTTACCATGATTAGGACTCTGGGAGAGATATGATTTGGTGATAACCCTCATCCTACTTTGCCCGCCAACAACTTCGGGGATGTCTATAACCTCACCAGGATAAACTAATACACTCGTTAGATCATCGTAAATTTCCGGATGATAACCGCTGATCCAGATTGCATTTGGTAAATTATTGTGATATTGAAATTCATATCCGGTTGATATGGGGGAAGATGATGCAAGCCTGTCTTTAATCAAGAAAGTTAAACGACATTGCTCTGCGGTCAGAAGATTTAAGGCACTTAATTTATCAACAACATTAAAAGTAATTATATTTTCATATTCATTCCACTGTATTGAGGAAAAGTCTGCAATACCTTCAAACTTTGGTTGGTAAGAACCGTCTGATCTAAGAATTGAAATTTTGAATAAATATCTTTGTACAGAAGTTAAATCAATTGAAAATTTTTGATAGACAGGATTTCCTACTTCATATCGGAAAGAAACCTTTGCTGAGTCAAATACTATTGCTCCTGCTTCACCAGGATTATCACTTTCCACTTGTAAGGAAATATTAGGCACTTCAGCAAGATAATCGCTCCAATCCTGCCAGCTGCCAGATGGATATTCTTTGAACTCTATTTTAACAGGATACATTTTATAATAAGGATTTTCTTTTTAGATAATTTCCGGTATTTACTATTCTTTTTGCTTCTCTGTCATCCAGATAAGCAACCGCTGTTATTCCGCCGTTTTTAAGATCATTTCTTAACGCTTTAAGTTCTTTTATAAAATCAGAATTATCCGATTTGAAGCTTGAATAAATTTGTGGTCTTAACTCCTGTTTAAATATCTCAACAAAGGTTTTCTCCGGGGCAATAATCTCATTTCCAACGCCCTCAATAAATCCCGGTTGTCCTTTCCTTAATCTACCACCTAACTGGAAACCAGGGATTTTTGTTGAAGCAATTTTTTGTACATTAGCAAACCCGGCTGCAAGTGTTGTAATTGCCAATATAGGACCAAGCAGCGGTCCTGCACCAACTGGCGGAGGCGACAAAGCTGCGGTTGCCGCTTTATATGTTTCTATTATCGTCTGAGCAATGGCCAATGCCTTATAAGCTGCGGTATGTTGTCCAAATAAAACAGCGAGGTTCTGGAACATTTGAGTGTAAGAATCTAACGCTTGTTGAATTTCCATCTGCCGAATATCATTGCGTCTGCGTGCATATTCCTCCTCTATTGCTGCAGTCATCTCAGCACTGTTTTCGTAGGCGGCAACTTTCTCTAATTCCGTCTTGCGCCAAAGCTCAAGTTCCTGCTCTTTACTTAACCTTGCATATTCCAAAACATTGCCATATTGTATATCTGCAAGCTCTTCAGGTTCGGATGGCAGCACATCATCAATTGATATTTCAGGTGGCTTGCTTTTTATCGATAATTCTAATTCTGCTTCTGTCCGCTGGTTTACTAATCCCGTTACATCCTGTCCATATTTTTTATAGAGGTCAATCATCTGGTTGAGATGTTTGATCTTCTCTTCGAGTAATAATAAATCATTACTTGTTTCTAATTTTAATAGAGTTTCTTGATGGCGTTGTGCTTCAGAAAGTTCAGATCTGTTTTTTTCGAACAGTGCTTTGTTTTCTTCAGGGGTTAATTGTTTTGTTTTTTTACCACCAATTCCAACTTCTTTATTTTTCGCATCAATCTGGGCAAGTATTTCATCTATTTTCTTCTGGGCTTCGGCGACACTTTTGGCGTGTTCCACTGCTGCATTCACCTGGGCATTTATGATCCCGGGAGTTCCGTTAATAAGCCGCTGTGCCTCACCTAATAAATAATCCCAAAAACCAGGCGAGACATTTTCATTTTGTTTAGATGCCAAATCCTGTATAGCTAAATCGAGTCTTTGATTGAGTATCTTAAGTTCAATCAGTTTATGAAATTCTACAGTTTGCTTGCGTATAGCTTCTGCCAGTTCATTATGCCCTGTTTTTTCGATCGATAGATTTTCTAAAAAGCCGGGATAAATCTTTTGGGCTTCTTCTTTGGCTCTGTTACGATCTTCTAGCGATTTGTTCTGATCCAGGATAGTTTTTGTGAGCTGCTCAAACTTTATCTTTTCAGCATCAGCATTCGCAATTACCTGCCGCTCAGAATCAGTTAAATCATCTGTTGCGGTGCTTAATAAATTTATTGCAGCAGTAAGTGCAGTTACCCCAAGTATCAGCCATCCAGCTGGACCGATAGATGCAGCGAGCCCTTTTAATGTGGTACTTAGCCCCATAACTGATTTTTGAAATAAACTAATACCAGCCCCTGCAACAGACATCTGCGCTCTTAATTGAGGCATTATATTTTTGAACCCTTGTAAATTCCCTATTAACGGGAGCAGTCCGGTTGTTTTTAATGTAAATGCAGCTGCAGTAAGTGTACCAATAGCCCCTACAAGCCCCGCAAGTGCCGGCGAAAATTCATTGATCGTTTTAAGTGCTTTACTAATCTCTGTAATTAAAGGAGATAATCCAATAGCAATAGTACCGCCGATCTGTTGTTGAAGCTGCTGAAAATTATCCTGTAATGTAGATAATTTACCACCGAGTGTTTCGCTTTGTTTTTCAAGCATCCCATAAAATTTACCCCCTTCGCTGGTTGCATCTTTAAATGCCTGGATAATCATATCGGAACTTATTGCACCGGATTCCATTTCCTGTTTTAATTCACCAATTGACTTGCCTGTTTTTTCTGCTATAATCTGGAGTGGATTAAACCCAGCATTTATCATCTGCAGCAAATCCTGCCCCATCAATCTACCTGCTGATTGCATTTGAGCAAATGCAAGAGTTAATTGGTTCATTTTCTGGGCGTTGCCGCCTGATATATCCCCAAGCATTTTTAGATATGGCAGAACATTCTGAGCTTCAATCCCAAAACTTAATAGTAGTTTTGCATTTTCTTGTAAGCCGGATAATTGTAATGGAGTTTTAGCAGCAAACTCTCTTAAATCGTTAATCATTTTTGTTGCTCTTTCACCACTTCCAAGCAACACTTCAAACGATACGATTGATTGTTCTAAATCTATTGCCGCCTGAACAGGCGTGCTTAAAATACTTTGCAGTGCCGAATATGTTTCTCTAAAACCCTGTATAATCTGACGTGCATTATCAAAACCTCTGGCTATTGAAGTTTCTAACCCGTTTACCGCTTGCTGACCAAATTTGAAACTTTTATATAATTGTTGTATATTTTCATCAGTTAATTGAATTGATGCAATGGCTTCTTTATTATCTATACTTATTTTTAGTTTTATCGTGTTGTCTGCCATATTCGTTTTCGTTTTATTGGCGGAGATTGTAAGTTATATTGGTAACCGATATTTTAAAAATCTTATGTGATTTTTGCCGGCATATTTTATTTAATGTGTTTCTTCCATTCAGCAATTCTCAGTTTCATCTCATTCAGTTCACGCACTTTAATCAGGTAATACCAATCATAACAATACTCAACATCTAATTCATTGATCAAATCTGTCTTTGATATGTCGCCTTCGGAGAGCTTAAATAATATCGGGTCTATATCTACACTTGCGGGCTCATAATATGATACTCTTAGATCACTTAACCTTTCAAGCTCCCCGGATGCCTTATTATATTCTTCATTCAGTTTTCCAAAGAGCTGCTGGTATTTTTGATCAAACTTTTTTTTCTCGAAAAAAAATCATTGATAGCCCTGCTTACTTCGCTAAAATCATCTTCATAAATTTCACCTTCAACTGGTCTATCCAGTATAATTGCGAGTAATTCCTCAACACGATTATCAGATAATAACAAAGCAATGGAATTGTTATCTTCAAGTGTTAATCCGCTCAGTATTTTTAATATTTTTCCCCAGTCTTTAAGCGTGTATTTTTCTTTAAGTTTATATTCTGCATTATTTATCTTGTACATTCCTCTCCTCTTTTACTTTCCCGGATTTAACAATTTGATGTTTATCAATATCTTTTAATTCATAATCAACAGAAACATCGGGGATTATACAGGTTAATGTATCCTTGTCAAAATTAAATCCGCCAATTCTGCTCGAGGTATAAAATACCTGAAGCCCGTTCTTGTCAAAGGTTCTTAAGGCATAATTGCCTTTGGATATTTTAATTTTCAATTCCATAAATTACTCCTTTTATTTAAAAGCCCCTCTCCTTTGGAGAGGGATTTAGGGTGAGGCATTACTAACCAAACTTCACAGTTCCACCAGTCGTTCCCTTAATATCAGCAGCATCGCCACCATTCCCAGTGCCATACAAAAAGCTCACCGCATAAATCGGAATTCTTCCTTCAAGCACTATCTTCAAGGTTCTCTCCTCGTCATTAATTACAAACTCATCAGTTTGTGATAATACTTTCGCATTAAAATCAAACTTATCATAATATGCACCTGAATTTTTCTCCTGGAAGACAACACCATCGAGCATACCTTTATTTAATCGTGTGACAAAATCTGAGATTGCAGCTTCTCTGCCCGTCATCTCCAGAGTAATCATCAGATTATCTACGAGTGAAAGATTATCAATTGACTTTTTACTTTCGGTTTTTATATTCATCGATCTTACTGTAGCAAGAGAGCTGCTGCCGAGCGAGGTTGCCGCAGGTTTTTCAAATTTATCCGGTGATGATCCTCTATAAAGAGTAAGATCAGTGCCGTCATCTGTTATGCCTGCGAATGTTACCGCCGTAGTGCTATCTGCTGCATCAATAAATGTAACTGCATCAGAATAAGGGAATGCTCTTTCGAATGTTATTTTGCAACTTCGTCCGTCCTGGTTATAAGTCCAATCGAAATCAATCCCAAGCTCTTTGCCAGCATTAAATTTCCAGACATCTTTAGCACTGGTGGATTGATTTTGCGTTACAACTTGCAAATCAACATTACCATTTAGCCAATCAATCAATTTTTTAAAAGTAAAAATTGTTGGCTGCATTGTTTCACCTTCAAGTTTAAAGTTAAGCATATTGCGTAACTTTCGCTTTCGATAATCTTCAACCTGTTTGAAGTGGTTAATTGTTAAAACCGCATCTTTGCGGATACCAAGTGCAATCGGGTCAACCGGCGTTGTTGCCAGAGTCCCTTTGTTGCACATTACTATTTGTTTCAGTCCTGCAGCTGCGTATGCCATTTTATTTTCTCCTTATTTTAAATCCTGGTTTAACTTGATTACTATCAAAACCGTCAAATCTAAACCATGCTGTGTTCTTATTATTTATATAATTTCCAGCAAGGTCTTTAACATTTTCAACTTTAATTAAATAATTGGTTTTATATTCCAAATGTGCCACAATCAATATAACTATGCTATCGTTTACCGCTCCAACTTTTGTAATCTGGATTTGCTGCATTGATTGATCAAACAATGCGTAATTATTTATATTAAGTATTGTTTCCATCTGCATCCGCTCGCTGAATACTAACTGGATGAAATGCTGTTGCGCAGATGCCATGGTTGTTATTATTATCAGTAAAAATAACTTTATCATTTTTTCTTCCTGATAAAAAATCCAGCCGGTTTAGGTTCAATTCTATCCAAATCCACCCAATCTGTAACTACCATAGCGCTATATTTTAAATTAGCCGTATTGATCTGTACTAAACCGGCTTTGAGATATTGGGCATATTCCTTATCGGCAAATTGATATTCGCCAAACAATGTATCTCCAACCACAACATAATTGGTTAATGTTATCATTAAATCACTTACATCAGGATCGAGGTAATCCATATCCGGATGTAATCTCGAGGATAATGTGTCTGTTCTTATTTCCACGAACACCTTATATATTTTATCCGGCTGCGGGTTAACGATACCGAATTCTATTTTAGTCTTTGTATTCGGCTGCGCACATCCACCTGTATTCAATATAATGATAAAAGCCAGCACCAATAAGTATTTCATTCTATTTCTCCGATTTGTTAGCCTTGTGTCCGATTATTTTATTTAAAGGGTACATTAAACTATTATTTTTAATACCATCATTGATCCCAAATGCAGCCAAGAGCAACGGTATTCCCACCTGCAGCAAATAATCTGTTAACTGCCACAAAAAGCTGTCCTGAGATGTAAGGGCATTAACTCCTTTAACAACGAATAGTACTAATGCCCAAAATTCTTTTTTCTGCCAAAAATAAACCTTCATTTTTATCTCCTTATTTTAATGATTATGATCATAAACAAAATCACAAGCCCAAGAGCAAAATACCATACAAACCTATGGTTATCAGATTTCTCAGTGATAAACTGAGCAACTGTATCTAATCTGGTAATTGTAACTGTATCCGGCTTTGCTTTCACATAGAATTTTTTCTCAACAGGATAGTAGCGAATATCGATGACTGTATCTTTGTCAACAATTTTGTTTGTAATTACCACAGTATCTGTTATAATTTTTGCCGGCAGCGAATCTTCAATTACCGGACTAGCAATTTTAATGGTGTCCACTCTCACAGTTTCTATTATTCTTTGACCACTACATCCTGTTAAAAGAAGTATAACCGCAGCAATAAGTAATATTGGTTTGAGATAATAGAATTTTTCAAAAAAACTTGTTGTAGTTTTACTCGGTCTGAACAAATCTCTGGATGCATAGTAGTTAATAACTGCATCATAAATTATCCAGAAACCAACAGCTACAATGAAAATAATTTTAGCGCTTAACCAGGTAAATCCGGAGAAGAATCCGACAGCAAATCCGAACAGCACAGCAAAGACCCTTTCGAAAAACTGTAACCAGTGCCAGAGCCTGTTCAGTTTTTCCTGTTCGGTATATGTAACTGCAAGGTATCTTTCTTTCCATTCAATACCTTCAGCAAATGATGCAAATAAGATGAAGGCTAATGCTGTTAATGATATTAAAATTATTTCCATTCCTTACTCTTACTCTTAATCTTATTCTTACTCTTACTCTTTCCGAAGGAACAATGATTTCTCTTCCGCTCTTCTTTTAACTAATCCTGGCAATTCTTTAAATCCGCCTGGCTGTCTTGCCTTTGTCCATTTCATAAATTCTTCACCTGCTTCAAGTATTTTATTTTCATTCAAACGTTTGAGCAATGTACTTCTTTCAAAATTTCTGCGACCAACATTAAACACAAAACTAACAAGCGCATCAAACTGATTTTGGTTTAGTTCAATCTCCACCAACTCTCTTACAGCATTCTCTGCATCCATTACATCTATCTTTAATAATAGTTCTGCCATCTCCTTATTGATGGTCATACCTGGCTTAACCGTTTTAGTATGTCCATAACCGATAGTTAAAATGCCAGCCGGGTCTTTATAAGCATTTAATCTTAAGCCCTCATACTTTTTAATCAGCTCTAATCCATTTTTGCTTATTATTTTTGTCGCATTTGGCCTGATCATAGAATCTCCTGGAAAAATTCAACTGGGACCACAAAAGTTGCGGCATAACTCCAAACGCCTGCTTCTTCTCCAAGCCATTCATCCTGGCTGCAATAAATCATCCGGTCTGTTCTTTTAGCATCCATTATGTATCCGCTTAATTTATCAATTGCAAAATCGAGATATTCTTCCGGAGTAAATTCAGTTCTGTATCTGGCAGTTACCACAACCATAATTTCGATGTCTCTATCCTGTGCGACAATATTTTTAACATCTTTTTGCCTGAATGAGCTGCCTTTATAAAGGACCAAAAAAGCTCCGATTGGATGGCTTAATTTATATTGTTCAATTGATGTCGGGATTTCAACTGGTATTTTAAATGTTGGATCCATCCCGGCATTTATTGCAGATTCTAATGTGCTCTTGATCAGCTCTTTTACTTCTCTAATCATAAACTATCTAATGTGTCCTTATTAAATACCCGGTCATCTTCCGTCTTGTTAATCTTAATAAATCCTG